ACAGAAGGCGGCTGTCGAGCAAGTAGCCAAACCGCCAGAGATCAGTTGGCTACAGCAATTCTGGGAGAGGGTGAAAGGGGCGCGTTAGCGCCCTTTTCTATTTACCAAGATTGCCCCAGATGCTTCGCGTTTACGATGGCTTTTTGCTTCATCTTTTATGTAATGACCATAACGCCGCTTCGTAAACTCTGGGTTGGTATGACCCATCGATTCTGCGACCTCTGGCCAATTTGGGCCAAGTTGATTGATCATGTTGCTAGCAAAAGCGTGGCGCATATCAGCCCACAAGAAATGCAGGGGCTTGCCAGTTTCATCATCTTTAAAAGGACAGACCAGACGCATTGGCTTTACAGCTTGGCTAAAATCATTTTTTCTTAATGGTGTGCCAGTCGTTGATGGGAATATCAAATCATCGTGCTGTTGAAATCTGCTTTTTGCCAGCAAGTCATCGAGCATTTTGCAAACTACTGAAGGCACCTCTATCTCACGGTCTTGGCCTTCCTTAGTTTTTGCCTTGCCAATGTCTTGTGTGCCGTGGTCAATGCCACCTCTAATAAAAATGATCTGTCTGTTTGCTGAATAGTCACAACGGCGCAATGCACGCAACTCGCCTTGACGCAGGCCAGTTGTGATAGACAACAGTATCATAACCTCTAGTTTTTGAGGGCTGATTGTCAAATGATTGCGCTGCCCATGCTTAAATTTAGTTTCAACCTCGTCCATGTAAGCCTTGCCATAAGCATCTAGCGCATCCGTCTGTAGCCAAGCAATGAACCCCGGCTGCACCTTTGGAGCGCGTTCATCTCTTTTGCTGGGTTTCGGCAGTTGAATATCGGCAATTGGATTTGCGTCTACCCAGCCTTTACTGGTGGCATAAACAAAAAACTTTGACCAATGTTTGCGGCGGGTTTGCATTGTCTCAATGCTTTTGCCTTCATTCTCTATCGCTAACTTGATGCACGTTCTGAAATCTTCACGCTCTGACTTGCGGCCCAGCCGTTCTATCTGATGCTTGCCAACAGCAATGCCATCAAACTGTACAGATTCTAGCAGCAACAAATTGAATTTTTGCGCATTGTGATACGACTTGGTTTGTAGCAAAGCCTGTTTGCTTTTGTATTCCTCTATAGCCTGATTTACAGAAAACAGTTTGGGCTTTTCTTTTGCAACTACATCGTGACCTAAAACAAATTTTGCTCTCAGCTTTTCAGCCTCTGCAAGTGCTTCAGCCTTAGTGGCGAAACTGCCGTGTGTGTTGCCAAGCCCAATTCTTGTCGCATTGATCACATAGCAATTTCTNGACTGCCTAAAACGAACTTTTAAATCACGCATTTGCTTTAGCTCCCATTACNNGATTTATGAAAAGTACAAACCTTAACATCTCATGTCAAGTAAATCGTGACCAAATCGTGACCAAATCGTGACCAGAACAAAAAAATAGCCCCCAGTCCGTGAGGGCTGAGGGCTGTTTTTGAGGCTGTGCTTGCGTTGTAGCTGGCATCCCGTAGGGGATTCGAACCCCTGTTGCCGCCGTGAAAGGGCGATTTTTAGCGGTTTCTAAAGGTAAAAACTGAGGGTTTCTGGGGTTTTTTGGTTGTCGGTGGTAGGCGTTGGGAGCCAAAAACCGTGACCAAACGTGACCAGATTTATGCTTTTGCCTTACGCTTTTTTGCCGTCTTAGCAGATTGCTTGAACGCAGCGGCTGTCGGTGCGCCTTTGCTGCCGACTTTTCTCATGCGTTCTGGCTTTCTACCAGCCGCTTTTTGCGCTTTGATTCGCGCACGTTTTCTAGCAATGTTGCGGTATAATCCGGGTCGCTTCATAGCTAGACCCTCCGCAAACTACGGCCACCCATGCGGCCACCCATTTTCTTTTTAGCCGCAACCTTCATCGGCTTCTTTTTCTTGGGACGGCCAACTTTTGACCCATAAGTTCCTGCACCTCTTGGCATTGCTTTTCTCCTTATGAACGCCGTGATTTTTTGCCAGCGCATTTCCAGCGCTTGCGAGATAGCCGCAAAGGGCTATTGGGATTCTTTGCTGCTTTCGGATTCTTTTTCATCTGACCGGCTGATCTGGCGCAGTAGCTGTCACCCTTTGATGTGCCTGCGCGTACACGCGGCCCACCACCCTTGGCCTTACCAGCTTGGCCATAGCTGACCTTTTTGCCTGTCGCTGTGATTTTAACCTTGGCCTTGCCTTTGGCTGGCGTTGACCTAGCCATCTTTTAACAGCCCCTGCCGATAACCCTTGGCCTTGCTATAGGTCAGTGTCTCGCGTCTGCCTTCATCTGCATATGAGCAGTGAACCCAGCCGCTATTGCCGCCGGTATAGCACTCAAGGATCAGTTGATCGAATGGCAGATTATTCTCAATCCAGCGTGCTAAATCGTAGTTGTCCACCCCGGCCACCTCAAAGTCGGCTGCTGCCGCGTTGTTGTTGCAAGTATGCTGTGATGTCATTTTGGAGCCAATGGCAACGCATAACTCCGGGCTACGATAGCCGCTAGAGACCATGAACGATCCAAACTCATTGCGGATGGGCTGCANTATGTTTTCACATAGAGCCTCTAACGCACCGATCTGGTCGGTGTCTGGCAGATTCGGGATGCCCTTACGTTCAGCGGTCTGGCTTTTGCACAATTCATCCAGCGTGAAATTTTGTGAAAGTCTCATTTCTTATCCTTCACTTTGCCAACGACACCTTCGAGCATCCCGCCGCCAAAGTAGAATGCCAGAATGGTCAGCATTGCCTCACCAACGTAAAAATCATCGATGACTTGCTTTATTTCAGGAATGTTGGCCTGACCCATCAAGGTCATTACAAGCACAAGGAAAAACGAAATCAAGAATGTGCCGGTGAACATTAGGGCCAGATAACGCTGCGCTACTTTAAACGGCGCATAGGCTTTCATTGTGTCAATCTTGGCCTGCGCTTTGACGCGCTCCATTTCCTCATCAGAACTGTGGACATCATCAATTAAGTCCATGCCTTTTTTGATGACATCACCATTGCCCAATATGGACGCAAGAACTGCAAGCATATTATTTCCTATCCATCCATGTGGTAAAACCCATGTAAGCGCCAACAACGCCTGACAAACTGATGTACAGCAGTGGGCTGACCTCACTGAGCAGCTTGATGCGGCTATCAGGCACAAAGGGCATAAACAGCATGATTGTGTAGACACCAATGCCAATCAGCGAATATCTGGCCAAGCGTAGTTGTGCTAGGTGCTTGCGTGATCTGTCCTCGAACTCGCGTATCTCTTTTGCGCGTTCAATCTCCGCATCGCTTACAATGCCGTCATCATCAAGGTCGTACTTTTCGAACTCGCTGGACGGCTCAAGTTTTTTCTGGGACACGATTAATTGATTTTTAATAATCTTTGTGAATATGGTGTGTTTTCTCTTGGCTCAACAAGCTCAATTTCTGGCAGCATCCCCTCATTGGGGCGGTTCAATGCTGATACTGCACTCTCAAACCCAGACTTTGTAAGTAGCCCGGTTAAGGCTGTAATCCCGCTTCTTGAACGTGGGCTGAGTTTCGAAATTTCTTTCATGGCTTCTTTGCCAGTTTTTGTTGTAAGTATTTCAGCCAAACGAGCAGCATATTTATCAGTTTGGATTGCTTTCATATAGCCAGCAATTCTTGATGGTGTATTCCATACTTCCAGACTTTCGATTAAAGGCGCTGTTAGACCAGTCGATTCGCGGCTAATTTCTTTTTGTGCTTGTTGAGCAAATGCCGTGAAGCTCTCTTTACCCATCGCTCTGCCGGTAGCACTAAGAGTATCCATTAACCAAAAAAAGTTTTTGGTATTTTCGCCACCACCTAATGCCTCTTTAAATATTTTGGCTTTAGTGGCATCACCAGCAATCTTTTTGCGAAACGCACCACCAAGATTAACAGTTGCCCCAGTAGTGCTAGAAGGCACGCTTTCGAGCGTTTCTTGCAACCAAGAGCGCACAATGCCGTTCCACTCTGCTTCACTGCCAGCGTCAAAAAATGCTTTTCTTGCTGATTTTACTGTTTCAGCCGAACTGAAACGCGGATTGAACATAATATTAGTTATGCCTGTTTCTTTGCGCCCTTTAAGTCTAGCGGCTTCGCCAATGACACTTTGCTCAAGTTCAGTTATTGCTGGGCGGTCAGATGCATATATTGCTCTTGCCTGCTTGTAATCAGGGCTTGCATCTTCAAGCACACCAATTAGTCTTTTATGCACATCGACAAGTTGTTTCGCTGCCGCGCCTTGCGTGTCTTTTTTAAGACCGTTGATGCGGTCAAATAAAGCCTTTTGCGCTGCGTCCAAACCAATTAAGGAATCATCTGGAACTGATACATTTCTGCCTTTGCGTTTCACTGTAATTTGCAAATCTTTTATGGTTTGCTCAACGGCCCCTCGTGCGCTCCCCTTCGTCCTTGGCAACGATGATTTTAATTCTTTTATTAAATCAGTTACATTTACGCCAGTGACTTCCTCTGCCTTTTGGTAAAGAGGCCGAGCTTTGTTTTGTAGAATAGATTTTTCTCTTGAGATTATACCTTCAGACGCTTTGACGCCTTGCGCTCTGGCTTGCGCCCCACTTGCTAGAGGGCTTACACTTTCAAATGCGCGGTACAAAGCATTTCTAACTTTATCGTTTCTCACATTATAAAAGTTATCAAGTAACTCAGACGCTTGTGGATATGACATGAGCGTCTTTTGCCTTGCAATTAAAGACGGTAAACCTGTTTGCTCTGCCATTGTTGTTGGTACGTTAAATTTTTCCGAGCCACCAGCTATGCGCTCACCCATTTGCTGCCGTGTCATTTGGCCCATAGTTGGGTCTGTAGCAGCGTCAAACGGCGCTGGCCGCGCTAGTTGTCCAGCGTCTGTTGCAAACCGGCGTGTGTTCAAAGCACTGGTAGCCATATTGCCGACACCTTGCCCTACTGCGCCGACAGTGCCTTCTAAGGCCATCATTGGAACACTAAAACCTTCATCAGCACCATATGCTTCTGCACGCTGTTGACGCAACGCTTCGCCACTTGCTGATAAAACAGTTGCGGCTGGCACACCGATACCTGTGCTACTTATCGCTGCTGCTGGGAGTGCAGAAAGAACATTAGTTGCAGGGCCGACAGAGGTTGCAACGGTTTCGCCAGCCTGCCGCAAAAAGTCGCCACGGTCTAAGGATAATGGTGGGTTTTCGTAGTAATATCCACCATCGTCACCCACATAAAAAAGCCTGCCTTCATTATCATATCCATACCTTTTAACAGCTTCATTTGGTGGCAAATCTGGAAACCGATTTTTAGCATAAATATTTCGCCGCCCTTGAATCGTGCGCGGGAAAGATGCCTGCCTAATAACATCAATGTCTGCTGGCTGACTGGACAAGGCTTGCGCTCCCGGATTTGTTCCCCTGCCCAGAAGCGGGTCTTGGTTCGTGGCCACCATTCTGGCATTATCGCCGCCTAGTAATTTTTCAGAATATTTTCCCATTAGAACGTAATCCCAAATTCTTTTTGTAGCTCAAGCAAAACCATTTCTTCCAGTTTCGACTGCTCTAAATCAGGATTGTTTTGCAAAATACTTTTCTCTAACTGTTCGCCAACTTGATCAATTTTGCGGTCTATATCGCTTAATGAAAGTATTTTCTCAGCTTTATCTTTATTATATGGCCCTTCACCCAATAAACCGTTTTTCAAGATAAATTGTTTTCTGGCAATACCCCTTTTCGAAAGCAGTATAGATGCGTTGAGTTTTTCTAAAGCCTGCGTTGGTGAATCTGTTTTACCTACAATAAATTCTTTTGCTCTTTCAACTTCATTACCCGAAAGAACAGCGCCATAGAGATCATTGATTTCTGCTGCTGAAACACGCGACAGTTCACTCATAAATTTTGTATAATCAGTAAATTCTTTTTGTTTCGCTGGGTCTAATGTCAAGCCTAATTTTTCCATTTGAGCCATAGCAGCCGCGCTATATTGAGTTTCATATTGGAAATATTTCTTGTCAAAATTATCCACCAGCCCTTGAACAGTGTTTACTTTATCTACGTTTGTTAAAATGTCTGATTCGAGTCCGCCTGCTGTTTTTCGACTTACATTGTTCCCTGCGTTAAGCGCCCCCTGTCTCAAATCAAATGTGCCATCTGAATTTATGGAAATTTGCATTCCCCTGATAATGGGAACAATTGTGCCGGGATTATCTATTATTTGTTGATCAGTAGCAAAAACTGGTTTTTTTGTTACAGTGTTAAAGGCTTGTTTTGTACCAGATGGGGCTTCAGGTTTATTTACTACATCGTAACCAGTTACTACGCCATCTTCGGTTTTTACTTCTAGTGTAAATCCTTTCAAATCTGGTCTGACACTTTCACCCGACACAATTGTAGCGCCTTTTTGTACAGCCGGTTTTGGCGGAAAGGTTGGTGCTGATAAAGTTGTGCTTGCATCTCCAACAAGTGGTGTGGTTGTCGTTTTGGTCACAAAGCCACCGCTAACTTCGTCTGGCACGATTGCTGACGAAACAACAGGTGCTATTCTTTGTGCAGTCAAAGCTCCTACTAGACTGTCTCCACCTAAAGAGATCAGGCTTGGATCAACATTTGGGAAAGCCTGTTGTATTGATTGGCGGCGCTCGTCCTCACGCGCAACTTGTGCGTCACCAGCCTTGCGCTGTAGGTATGCGCCAACCAATGCGCTAGACAGCCTGCCAAGCCCTTGCAAGGGCGTTCTAACAGGCGCAGAACTAGCGCCTTGTCCCATCAGCGTCTGGCCTAAAATGCGGCGCGGATCAGACTGAAATGCCTGATTTAGCTGCTGATACTGCATTGAAGGCTGCGTGTTACCCAGCCCCAGCATTGATCTTGCGTCTACCATTTTATCTCCTAACGTGGGCCAAGCATATAAGCTGCACCGAGGTTTCCGGCTAGGCCGAATAACCCGCCAAGGTCTGCTGATCGCGCCGCTTGGGCCTGATTATAGGCATTCTGCTGCGCCGCCATCTGTGCGCTGAACGCGCCCTGCGTATCGACCATGCCCGGTGCAAAGAACGATGCCTGCTGCACTTGTGGGCCACCAAGCAATGCTGCCAGTTCGTTAAAGTTCTGACCGCGTAGCGCGTTACGCTCTGCAATCTGACGGCTACGATCCTGATTGGCAATCTGGTTAGAAAGCAATTGGTTAGCAACAGTATCTTGACGCGCTGCATTACCCAATTGTGCGTTTGCTGCCGCTTGTCCAAAGCCTTGGCCTTGTGCCGCCAGACCGAACTCACCAGCCGCCGCACGCTCACCAAACTCCTGTTGCCGCGCCGCACGCGATTGGTTGACCAGCCGGTCTGATTCCTGACCCGCCGCCAATGTGGCCTGCTGCGCCAGCCGACCAAGCTGTTCGCCTTGCTGGCTCTCAAATCGGTTTATGGCTGAATCATAAGCCTCTGAGGTAATTGGAATACCTCTGTCAGCAAGGTTCTGCTCAAGGGTTTCCCTTTGCCGTGTGAACTCTGGCTGCAACAGCCCTAGCTGCCGATTGTACAGCGTCTGTTCGATGTTGCTTCTAAACGCCTCTGGATCACTTTGCAGGGCTGTCAGGCCGGTTGTGTCAATGCCAGTTGGCAAAGCTGTCGGGCTGTTGATGCTGCTTTGGAACGCAGGCAGGCCAGTGGTCGGGTCAATGTTCTGTGCCGCCGTAATGCCTGACAAGGTTGGGGCTGTTCTAAACGGATTCTGAAAGTCTGGGTCAGCCTCGAAGATCGGTGAGCCGTCAGGGTTTTGCCCGGTCACAGTGCGACCAGAGATACGATCAAACGCTACATTGCCAAGACCCAAACCAGTGCCTTCGGTGGCGGCACGCATCTGCGCTTGAAACGGCGTTTCTTGCGTGAACGCAGCGGTTTGAAAGTCACCATCTTCCGGCGCTCTGCCCT